AAAAACGAAATATGAAAATGAGAAATTGCGGAAAGAGATCGAGGAGCTAAAAAAGAAAGAACAACATAACGCACTCGCAAAAGAGGCCGCAAAAATGCTCAAAGAGAAATCGATCGACGCCGACGAGACGCTTTTGTCCATTTTGGTTAGAGATACAGCCGACGCGACAAAAGAGGTCGTCGAATCGTTTGCCGCACTTTTGGGCGGAATGGTCGCCGATGGCATCCAAGAGGCTTTGACAGGCCGCGCGCCGAAAGTAAACACAACGACGCCGGGGCTCGATAACCCGTTTGCAAAAGCAACGCTCAATTTAACAAAACAAGCGCAACTCAAAAAAGACAACCCCGAGTTATACGCACAAATGAAAGCAGCAGCAGCCAAGTAGAAAGAAGGGAAAACCTATGGCATGGCCCGTTATTACAGCTTATACGGCGGCCGAAAAAACCAAAGTCAAAGCTGATTTGACCGAGGCGTCCGCACAAATCGCGGCGATCATTACCGCACATACGGCACAAAATGGCAAAGATACCAAGGTCGAGGCCGAGCTCACGGCTTACAAAGCCACGCTCGACGCCCGTAACGCTGCAATCGTATAAAAAAGAAAATGGAGGAGAAAAAAAATGACTAAAATTTCCGATATCATCGTCCCTGAAGTATTTAACCCGTATGTCTTGCAACGTACAGCCGAGCTATCCGCTTTTCAAGCGTCCGGCGTGGTAGAGAACAACGAACAATTTGACGCTTTGGCAGCATCCGGCGGCCGTCTTTTAAATATGCCGTATTGGAACGATTTGAGCGGCGACGCTGAAATTTTGAGCGATACAACGCCATTGACGCCCGCAGCTATTACAGCCGGCCAAGACATCGCTTGTCTATTGATGCGCGGCCGTGCATGGACAGTAAACGATTTAGCGAAAGCGCTATCCGGCGACGATCCTATGCGTGCCGTTGGCGATTTGGTTGCCGCTTATTGGGCGCGTCAAGAACAAAAAACAATCATCAATACATTAAACGGCGCATTTGCAGCCGCAAACATGTCCGGCAATGTATCCGATATTTCTGCAGCTTTGAACCCGGCCGATGACTTTACCGCGACAACGTTTTTGGATGCAGCTTATAAATTGGGCGACGCCGAAAACCTTTTGACAGCCGTCGCAATTCATTCCGCCACGTTTGCGAGCTTACGCAAACAAAATTTGATCGATTATGTGTTTGATTCCGATAATCGCCCGATTGCAACGTATATGGGCAAACGCGTTATCGTTGACGACAGCATGCCGGAAGCGGCCGGCGTTTATACGTCTTACATTTTCGGCATGGGCGCAATCGCAAAAGGCAACGGGGCCGCACCGGTACCAACCGAAACGGATCGCGACAGCCTACAAGGGAACGACATTTTGATCAATCGTAATCATACGATTTTGCATCCGCGCGGGATCAAGTTTTTGGACGCTGCGGTCGTCGGCGCATCGCCAACCAATGCCGAGCTTGCAAATGCGGCAAACTGGTCGCGCGTGTACGAAAACAAAGCGATCCGCATTGTCCAATTTAAACATCATTTGGGATAATTTTCGCGCATTGTTCCACGTGGAACATTTTGGACGTTTGGGAGGCTGCGGCCTCCTTTTTGCATAAAAGGGAGGTTGTAAAAATGGGACTTGCATCATTTACGAAATTACGCCGTTTACAGGCCGCGAAAGACGAGGCCGATCGAATGGCAGCCAAGGCCAAAAAAAGCTCGCACAAGCCCAAAATCGAGCCCACGGGAGCAACTAAAGCGAAACCGGCAGCAAAAAAGGCGGGTGAATAAAGTATGACGCTTGCAGACGTTAAAAAATTGCTGAATTTTACAACATCGGAAAAGGACAGCGAGCTCGAACTCATTATCTCATTGGTCGAGAAACAGCTCAAAAACCGGCTCGGAGGCGTCGCGGCGGTCCCGGCTGCTTTGGAATACATTACGACGGAAGTCGCGATTTTGCGTTTTAATCGGATCGATTCCGAGGGATTAAGCGCCGAGCAGAAAGAAGGCTATTCCGCCACGTATAACAGCGCGAACTTATTCCGCGATTATGAGGATGATATCGCGGCATATTTGGCACAAACGGCCACGACGCCGGACGCGAGAAAGCTGCGATTTTTATGAGATATGACAAACGAGTTTTATTTTACCAAAAAACGCTCGGAACGTATGACGAGGCATCCGGCAATTACGGGCCGCCCGTCATCGTCGAGCATGTCGTTTATTGCCAAATCACCGAGGCCGGCTTTGAGCAAAATCCAAGCATGACAAACGTACTTTTGGAGGATGGCAGCTTGTATTTACGTTTACGCAACCCGCTCACTTTTGCGTCGACGTATATCGTTTATGACGGGATGACTTACAACGTCCGAAAGATCCGCCACGGCGGCAAATTTTACGTTGTGAGCCCGAAATAAAATGAGTACATCGGTACGATTGACCGGCGCGAAAGAGCTGCAGCGGGCACTCTTAAACGCCACAAAAAAAGAAAAAATCAAATATGCGGTAAAGGTCAACGGGGCCATGCTGCAGCGTCAAGCGATCACGACAGCGCCATGGGATACGCGTTTTTTAAAGCGCAACATCTTTTTGGACATTGTCGACGACGGCATGACGGCCGAGATCACAAACCCGGTCGAGTATGCGCCTTATCAAGAATACGGGACCCGTTATATCGAGCCCGTCCGCTATATGGGGAACGCATACGATCGGCAAAAAATTATTTTTCTGCGGGATTTGTACCGGATCATGCACTAGGAAAAGGAGCGGGAAAAAATGGCGCATCCATCACAAGAAATTTTCACGGCGATTAGAAAGATATCAAAGGATTTGCACTTTGAAACATACGACGGATTTTTGCCGGATGCTGCAGCTCCTTATCCTTTTGTTTGGATCGGCGAAAACAGTACACAAGACATGTCAAATAAAAGCGGGATTTTTGGACAGGTCCGGCAAAGCGTCCACGTATGGCACAACGACGAGGAGCAGCGCGGGATCGTATCCGATATGATGCTGCAAATCCAAACCGAGGCGCGAAAGCTGCGGGCAACGCCGCACTTTTATATCACGGTCCGCGGCATGAGCAGCAACATTATCACCGATCGCACAACCGGCCGGCCCTTATATCATGGCATTTTGGACATCGTTATTGATTTTAATTAGGAGGGGAAAAAATGACAGAGGCAGTAAGAGGCATCAATCAAATTTTGCTTTATCGCGTTTTATCCGAGGCCGGGATCATCGCCGGCACAAAGCTCGCTTTTCAGACCGAGCATGAAGTAAGCGAAAGCATGTCGAGCGACAGCGTACCCACAAAAGACGGCGCGATCCAAATCCCGGGCGTCTTAGAGGGCGAAATTTCCATGACGTCGATTTTGGCAAAAGGCGATATCATGATCGGCAAACTCAAAGACGCCATGCGAAATCGCGAAATCGTCGAAGTATGGGACATTGACAAAACAGACATGACAGGCGCGCACGAAATCGACACGATCACAATCACGGCGGGCGCATCCACGGCCGGACAGGTCACAATCACGCTTAATGGCGTCGCGTTCCCGGTTGCCGTTTTGGCATCCGATACCGCTGCAGCCGTCGCCGCTCGCATCCGCTTGCATAGTTTTGCGGGATGGACCGTTTCCGGCGCAAATGCCGTTTGTATCTTTACCAAAAACAGCGGCGGGACCGTAACGGCGACAACATTCTCGGGAGGCACAACCGGCGCGACGGGCGCGGTCGTTATTACAGTAGCGGGCACGGCCCAAACGCTGCAATTTCCGGCCACGTATTACCAAGGCTATTTGACCGAGTACAGCAAAACAGCCGGCGCAGAGGATACCGTCGAAGTATCCTTTACTTACGTGATCAACGCGCACGGCGTCGACGGCAATGCGACGTTGTCCGAGGAGCAAGCCGAGGTCGTACAATATCTATTTAAAGATACGACTATTGAGGCATAGCACAACCGCGGGAGCAGCCGTTTGCTCCCGCTTTTTGTTTGTCTATTTTTATTATTTTAGGAGGAGAACTTTATGCAAATTGACATTAACGGCCGCGGCCAAAACCTTTTCTTTGGGCTCGACTTTATCGAGCAGCTCGACAAAAAATTTAAGATGGATACCGGCGGCGTAAATTTTGGCGTCGGCGTTATGAACGCGCTTGTCTCATTGGAGCAAGCCAACCCGCTGATTTTGGTCGACATCATCCAAGCAGCGACGAGCACAAACGACAACCCGCCCGGCAAAACCGAGGTTAAAAGATGGTTAGAAGGGCAAGACGATATCGAATGGCTATTTACGGATTTTTTAACGGAATTAGAGCAAGCACCAATGACCCGGACCATCGCGAAACGCATGAAAAAGGCGACAGCGGACCGGATGCAAGCGACGGACGAGACGGAATAGAAGAGCCGTCCGATAAAATGCTGCAAGAGATCAAGCTCAATTTAATGCGCTATTGCAACTTGTTTGATCCGATCGTTATCGGCCGGATCACGCTATGCGAATATATGCAGCGTATGAAGGCGATCCGGCTGCAGCGTTTGGACCGGGAGCGCGAAATTTATTGGCAAGCATGGCTCATACAGCAAGCGCAAGCAACCAAAAAACGGGGCAAAGAAATC